CTGTCTTGTTCTCTCTGCTTGTCTGTACCCTGCCATGGCTTAGTGTTGGCTTTTTGATAATACCACTCTCCAGGACTTCCAATTCCAAATATAAGCCTTTAATCTCCTTGTTTATCCACTTAACGCCCTCTAGTTTTTCTTTTACCTGCTCTGGTGTCATGCCTCGGCCTCCTCTATGATATAATATTTTTATCGGATATATCACAAAGGAGTCAGCCCTGTGCTGGCTTTTTTTCATATTCTAAGGCTATTCTTTTGGGTTCTCGTCTTTCCAGACAAATTCAGCCATTGCGGTCATGGCCTCTATAAATTTATCATCCTCAACTGGAGTTTCTTGCTGGATTTTATTCTTAATCACACTGATTTCTGCTCGCAACTTCTCGTCCAGCAATTCTAAATCACGAAAAGCGCTATTATTCATCCCATGCAAAGCGGAAAGAAAGGCATTGAAATTACTAGGCCTCAATCCACTTTCAATAATTTCAGATTTAGCTTTATTTTTTAGCCATTCATACTCATTGAAAGCCTGTTCCCTTGACCACAAAGCACGGTTTGAAAACTCTTTTAATAACTCTCTGTACCTTGTATTAACCTTATACTCTTTCAACAACTTGCTAGCCCTTGAATCTATCGTACTATCAGCCATCTTTTGGGCATTGTAAGCCTCTTTATATGCTTTTCTTTGAGATAGTCCAGCCACTAGTCCTTGGACAAATTTTTCTTGTCTTTGCGTTAACTTACCTGTCACATTAGTTCACCTCCTTAAGCGACAAAAAGGGGAAAACTCCCCCTTGTCTTAAGCCTTATCTTGCTCTTGCTCAGCTTTTAATACTGATTCTTCTACGTTGTAGTCAATGATTGCACCAATAGCGTCCCCATCGTTGATGTATTTGAAATTATAACGCTCATACTCTGGATGTGCTTGCTGGTGTTCTTCCATTAATTTGAAGAGTTCTACAATCGTTGGTACTGGTTCAATCTTGTGTCTGATTTGTCTCTTCATATTTTAAAAATGTCCTTTCGCGTCACTATAAGTGCGACCAAAAACTTGTTTATAGTGTTCTTCTAAGAATGGTTTTACTGGATATGTTGGTACATAATCAATCATTCCACCAACTGGAGAAATTCTAGATCCCCCTGTACTGAAAGTAAACTCTCTCTTACCTTTCCCAACTTTGTAAGCCATAGCATGGTAAAGGGCTTGAAGTTTATCTGAATCTGCTCTAAATTCGTCATCGATCTGGTCAATCTCTCGTAGCAAATCCACGGCTTTATCATAAAGCGCCTTATGCTTTTTGTCAACCGTTGAATCTAGTTCATCGATTTTTGCCTTAAAATCTTCAAGACTCATAAGTGTTTCATTGTGCAAGTCTTCCAGCTTTTTAGCATTCTTTTTTAATTTACTTTCAGCAATCCATAAATTATCCTTGGCATTGCGTAGCTTGTCTTTATCTACTTCATCAACCGCTTCATCGTGTTCACGTTGGGCGTTCGCTTGATCTTGAAGCAATTGTGTTTTTTCTCGTTCAGCCTCAGCAATCGCATTTTCATTCTGTGTGATCAATGCGTTTACTTCCTTAGTGATTTTATCTAGTGCTTTATCCATTTTTTGGGCTAGTTCTTGGCGTTTTTGCGCTTGTTCAATGTTGTTTGTGTTTTGTGTGTCTGCCATCTTATTTTTTCCTTTTCTATTGTTTGATTAAGTTTAGAGTGCTAGATCCAGTCACGGGGTCTCTATTGTAGTTCATCTGCTTACATCCTCTCCACTCTATTCCTCAACTTCTTCATCTATTGGATTTTCTTCATTCTTGAAAACTTCACAAATACGTTTAAAGTTGATATCTAGATTGTTATCTTCCAAATACTCAGCGATAAGCGTTCCGTTTTCCTTATATCTTAGTTTAATAGCTGGCACTAGATAAGTACCTCTCATAAATCCAAATAACGCTAGTCCTGCTATTTGTGCGTCTTCTAGGTCTCCAAATTCATAAGTAAATGTATGTTTTGGTGCTGTTTCTGAAAATGCTTTTAATGTCATGTTGTTTTTCCTCTTTCTGTTTTAAGGGTGTCACTAGTAGTTACACCATCGCAAGGGGGTCGGTACTATCTACCCCATTTTGTTTTAGTGTTTGTCATGTACTGCTTTTAGTTCATCAAGTTCTTCAAAGACCTGCTCAAACTTTTCCGCTATTTTAATCACGTTCACATTATTCACCGACGAATTATAGTTCGCATTCTCAATAAATCCATCTAACACCTCACTGATCCGCTCAACAGTTTCTTCTAGTCTAGTCACTCTTTGACAAATGTTCATTGCCATCTGGTTTGCTCCTTCATTTCATTTTCTATTTTATTTTAGGTTTCGGGCAAAGTGTAGCCATTTTTGACTATCTAGCGGCTACGCCTTCCGCCTTACAGCTCCAAGGGTTTAGGTCTTGTGTAGCCGTGTAGCCGTTTCATCTCAGAAAAAAATAATATATAACGCATTAGATATTTAATTAACTATACTTTTATAAAATATATATTTTGGCTACATTTATATTAAAAAGTCAGTAATATCAAGGGTTTAGGGGTGTAGCCATTTTTTTCGTCTTGTCTACACCTCTTTGAAACCCTTACAGTATCAAAGGTTTTCAGTGTAGCCGTTTTTTTATCTTTTGGCTACACTGTCTACACTTTATTTTTTTATTTTAGCAAATCCGCGCTTGACGCTTTTACCAAACCTTAAAGATTCTCTATATTCCCAGCCTTCTTTGTTTTGCATGATTTTCTTTACCTTATTTTTATCTTTGGGATTAGGGGAATTGTTCAAATAAACCTCAGAAAAGAATAAATTAACTACCACCTTATCCCTTTCCACCAGTTCCCCATACTTTTCAGTATCAAGATGAACCTCTACGCCATTAGTGCCCATATGGTAGCCGTGGTTCATCATGTCATGAATATAGTAGTGTCTTGTACTGTCTGTTGTTGGGAATTGATACATATTTTTAGGGTAGGGAGTTTCTAAATAACGCTCAACATCCTCAAGGATTTCATCTACAAACTTGTAACGGCTTCTAACCTCGTTTACTAGCTTTTCTTGCTCGTCTGTCAAGGTCAAAGATTTATTAGACTTCCAAGCTACCACCATAGCACCCCAAAAGGCTCTACGGTCTTTTTCCGTCCACTTCCTGCCCTTATAAGCGGTGTCCTTGTAGACTTCTGCAACCAGAAAGCGCCTTTCTCCTGTCAAGTCATTTAAATAATCATGGTCATTGGTTGCCCTCACGATAATAAAACTCTTAGGCAATCGTCTGTCACTTGAAGCGTAAGGCGGTCTAAACTCTAGCTTGGTTTCTGTGATAAATTTCTTCAATTCTGAAAAACTAGCCTTTTTACTGGCCACCATCTCATCATCAAATCCACACCAGTTTCTCACCATTCTAGCCTTGTCGTCTTTGTCTGTGAAGGTCTCAACGGTTGTAAAATACTTATGAGTGAATAGCCCCTCAAAAAATTGGGTCTTCCCCACTCCCTGCCTTCCAGTCAAGTCCAGCACAAAGTCAAACTTGATAGAGGGGTCAAATACCTTGGCAACTGCTCCACGGAAAAACAAGTCCACGATAATACGGTTATATTCATCATCCTTGATATTGAGATAATGCCTTAAAATATCAAAGGGATCACGCTGATTCACTAACTCTTTATACTCGTTTTCGCATGATTCCAGATAGTCTTTTAAGGGGTTGTAGCTATGCTCTCCAGCCACCACCTCCAGAATATCTGCTATATCAGACTTTTTATAGTCCAGCTTGTACTTGGTAGCAATATAAGCCCTAATCTCTCTGATAATCAGGTCATCGATTGCACCGCTCAAGGTTCTACCGTTTAGCTTCATTGGTCTAGTCACGTCGATTTCATAAGTGAAGACGTTGTACTGTATAGCCCCTTTTAGCTTGCTATCTCCATTTAAAATCTTCTTGAGATTGTCCAAGGTGATTACAAAGCCTTTTCCTTTTGTTTTAGGAGTTAAATCTAGGCTATTGTGTTCCTCGTTGGTCTCCCTTGCTTGAGTCAAGTCCACCACTTCAGGCGGTACTTTCTGCTTATCTTCTTCAATGATTTTTTTTACAATTTCATTGCTACTCAAAAGCCACCTCCTTATAAAATATTCTTGCTACTTCTAAAAAATAGCTTGCTAGGTCTTTCCGCTTGACGATTGCAGAAAACAAATCCACCAGCTGAT